TTCAAGGAATTGCAGATGCAATGGCTGAGATATGGGGAAACGAATGAAAACTTTAGGTCATAGAGTTATAAAATTTATAGAAACATACTGTGTTCACTCAACAGGAGATTATTTAGGTCAACCATTCAAACTGCGTGATTGGCAAAAAGAAATAATCAATGAATTGTTTGAATTGAGAGAAGATGGCACTTTCAAACATCACACAGCTTATATATCACTGCCTAAAGGAAATGGCAAAACTGAACTAGCAGGAGCATTGGCTGTCTTTGGTCTGATGGGTTCTCAGAATGTAGCTCCCCTAATTCCTGTAGTTGCATCTTCTTATGACCAAGCAGATTTAGTTTTCAATTCTGCCAAGACAATGATTCAAAATGGGGACTTGAGACATTTTGTTGAAGCTATGGAACGAAAAATCGTTCTAAAAGAAAATCCAAATGCTCAGATTGTCAGAGTTCCTTGTGTTGCTGGTGTTAATGATGGAATGAGACCATCTATGGCAATATTTGATGAAATACACGAGATGGTTGGCAATAAGGAACGAGCACATCTTGTTATAGAAAATGGACTTAGAAAAAGAACAAACACTCTAGGCATAAACATAACTACAGCTGGTGTTGAAAATTCTATGGCATACAGAATGTATAAATATGCCAAAGGTATTGAAGAAGGCACAGAGGATGATGAAGGATTTTATTTCAAGATTTATGAGGCAGATGCAGAACTTGATATCAGGAAAAAAGCAGATAGAAAAAAAGCTATTGAACAAGCTAATCCTGCTCTCTATGACTGGGTTGATTTTGAACAAATTGAAAGAGCTTATAAAACAATTCCTGAAAACGAATTCAGAAGATATTTTCTAAATCAATGGACTACTACAGCTGACAGGTGGCTTCCTGCTGGTGTATGGGAGGAATGTTATGTCGAAGGAAAAGAAATCGAAAAAGGCTCAAGAATTATCTTGGGTTTTGATGGGTCATACTCGAGAGACTCAACTGCACTCGTTGGACTCTCAATGGATTCCCAACTCCCTCATCTTGAGGTGCTTGGACATTGGTTTAGACCAATCACTGAAAATAAGCAATGGAAAGTCCCAAGAGATGAAGTCTTGGCGAGAATTCTTCAGTGCTTCGAAGAATACGAAGTAGTTGAATTAGTTGTTGACCCTATGGGTTGGCATAACGAGATAACAGAGCTTGAAGAAATCGTTGGAGACAATATGGTTCTCTACTATGAAGGAAACTTCAGAAAAAAGATGGCTCAAGCTTGTTCAAGGTTTTATTCAGCTGTTTTAGAACAAAAGATTTCACACAATGGAGACCAAGCGTTGCATCAACACTTGATTAATTGTGTTCCTAAAGAAACTCTTCAAGGAACATTAGTGACCAAAGCTTCTAAGGACTCTCCTCATAAAATCGACTTAGCTATTGGAGCAATAATGTGCTTTGACAGGTGGTCTGATATGAGAGCAGAACCTGAAGAGCCTGAAGAGGAAGAACCACAGTTTATAAGTTTATGAGAATTAATTATTTGATAACAGGAGTTGGACTCTTATTTCTTTCAATTGCAGGTTTCATAGTAAGCCTACAAGTTGGATTTTTTATTTTGGGACTCAGCTGGGTCGGTTTCGGTTTGATATTTGATATGGATAGGTTATGAGTAATATTTTAGATTTTTTGCGAGGCAGAGATAATTTTGAAACACGAGCAATAGATGCTTCAACTTTCAATCTTGGTCTTGATGATGAGGGCAAAACAGCTTCAGGCAAATCAGTAGATGCTGGAACTGCAATACAAGCTTCAACAGTTTATGCTTGTGTTTCTTTGATAGCTGACTCAGTGGCAACAATGCCAGTGCATAGCTTTAGAAAAACTGGAGACTTTAGGGAACTAACTACTCCTCCTTCTTGGATGGATGCTACTAATTCAATGCCTAATCCTGAAACAGATAGGTTCACTTGGATTCATAGAACAATTAGTTCTCTAGCTCTTTATGGAAATAGCTACTGGTTAATTGTTGAAAGAGACAATCTAGGTTTCCCAAAACAGTTATACAATCTTCATCCTGAGTATGTCAGCATTGACAGAAAAAATGGCGAAGCTATCTACACATATGATGGAAAGAAAAGCTATAAAAGATATACAACTTTGACACCTGATGGAGACATTATTCATATCAAGAACTTTGAACAAGGCTCTGAATATGGATTATCTCCAATTGAAGCTGGTGCAGAGGCTATAGGTATTTCATTAGCAAGTGATGAATTTGCTGGAAGATTCTTTTCTAATGGTGCTGTGCTTAGTGGTGTTATTGAAATGAACTCTACTCCAAGTGAAGAGTCACTAAGAATTTTCAAACAGTCCTTCAATAGGAAACATCAAGGAACAAAGAAGTCTCACAACATAGGAATATTGACAGAAGGTGCAACTTGGAAACCAATATCAATAAACCATCAACAAATGCAGTTTTTGGAATCAAGAAAATTCAACAAAATCGAGATTTGTGGTCTTTTCAGAGTAAGTCCATACCTCATTGGTGACTTGTCGGAAACTACAAAACTTGGCTCATCTATCGAAGAACAAAATAGAATCTTCTACGAACTAACACTGCTTCCATACATAAACAGAATTGAACAGGCAATGACAATGATGTTGCCTAGAGGTCAGTTTGCGAGAATTGATGTTTCAGGACTACTTAGAGCTTCTATATCACAAAGATATCAAGCATATAACTTAGGAAGAAACGCAGGGTTCTTGTCAGTTAATGAAATCAGAGCAAAAGAAGACCTTCCTCCAGTTGACCCTGAAATTGGAGATGCCTACATTCAAAACTTGAATCAACAATCAGTTCAAGATAGTGATGACTAGAATTTGTGATTTTCTATATATAGTTAATTTGTCGAAGTTCTCTGTCGAAGTTTGAGGAGAACCAAATGAGCAACAGGGCTCGTATAAAAAGCTTGGAAGTCGTTGACCCAAGTGCTTTAGAAGTAAACGAAATTAATGAGTATCTAGGTCACTTTGGAAATACTGCAAAGATATTTCTTGAGAACACTAATGATATAAAAAAGCCTGATTGTGGACAGGAGGTTTTTGATTTAGAGATGGAACTTCTAAGAATCAAAAAAGTCCCAACTATTTATAATTATCAAACTTTTGAAGGTTATTCAGGTGCTTATCAACAAACAGGGTTTGACCCTTTCAGTGCAATGATACCTAATGGCTTTGTTGTTATTGGAAATCCTGATTGGTATATTCCAGATAATTTTGTTTCATACATTGATGAACATAAAAAAACTAGATTGAGCTGGGTTGAAGTCAAAGGTTCAAGATGGATAAAATCTATGGACATTGAATATATGAAATCTTTCCAAGCAAAGCTAGATAACTGGAATGAAATGATTGAAAAAGCTGGAAAGTATTCAATCAAAAGCAGAGCTCCAATTGATTTCAAAATTGCACTCTACCCTTTCGCAGAATCAGAATGGTATAGAGCACAAGACAATAATGTTGAGTGGACACCTACAGAGGAAATGATTGCACAAGGCAGATGGTTTAGTCTTGCAGAGCTTATTGATAAGTTTGAAAATGACTATTCACTTGAGGATGACCTACAAGAGAGATATCCATTCAAACAGAATGAAATGATTGAACTTGGATTTATGAACTTCTCTGACAGGAAATATAAAAGAAGAATTAATTTATAGGAGAACTATGCCCTATCCAGACCAAGACTTATTTGGCACAAAAGAAGAAGCTCTTGAAAAAGCAAAAGTTATTGGATGCTATCTTGATGAAAGCTCCTTTCACGAACAAGCTTTTGAAGGCGAAACATTCTTTATGCCTTGCAAAACACACCAAGAATATGATGAGGCTCTTGGTCAGAGGGCTAAAGTTTATTTAGTCTATGGTGCTGGTTGTTCAGGCAAAAACAGTTATGTCAGAGAACATAAACAAGCTGGAGATTTGATAATTGATTTTGATGCTCTTCATCAAGCAATCTCAGGTCTTGAATCTCATAATCATAATGATGATTTATTGGGTTATGTTTATGATGCTCGTGATGCCTTATTAGATAGAGTTAGAAAACAAGGTCACAGCTCTACTGTTTGGATTATTCATACAGCTCCAACTAAAGCTGACAGAAGAAAATTTATAGATGAATTTGGTGCTGAAGCTATTTTTATAGATACACCAAAAGAAGTTTGTTTAGAGAGAGCTTCAAAAGAACGCCCACAAGAATGGATTCAATATATCAACAATTGGTTTGATAATTATGAACCTGAAATTCGTGAGCATATAGAAGTTCCTGAATATATTCAAGACAATGCAAAAAGAGGTCTCGAATATTATGAACAAGGATTTGGTGGAGATGGATTAGTCCAATCCACCATTGATGAGGCTCGTGATATGGCTGAAGGTATAGTCACTCACGAAAAAGCCAAGAAAATGAATGCTTGGTTTTTGAGGCACATATCAGATTTAGATTCTGATGATGCAGATGAATTTCTTGCTGGAACAAACGATAGACCTTCAAGAGGTCAAGTTGCTTGGCTCTTATGGGGAGGTTCAATCAATAAGGAGAATCAAATGGATGCACAAAAATGGGCTGAACGATATGTTGCCACTTTAGAAGAAGAAGATACAGGAGAAAGAATGTCTGAAATAACAAAAGACAAAGTTTTCACTTCAACACCTAAGCAAGTGAGACCAACACCTGAACACGATGTTAGATATGTTGCTAATGCAATGGAGTTTAGAACCCTTGAAGGTTCAAAAGCTGTTATTAGTGGTTATGCTTCAGTGTTCAATAAGAAGTCACAAGTTCTTGGTGGAGGTTTCGTAGAAGTCATCAACAGTGGAGCTTTCAATAAGACTCTACAGGAAAGAGGCACAAAAACCTCTCGTGATGACATCAAAGCTTTATTCAATCACGATACTTCTTTGGTTCTAGGTTCTAAAAGAGCTGGAACTCTCAAACTAGCAGAAGATAAAACTGGGCTTCATTATGAAGTTAATTTAGATTTAGACATTCCTCATCATAGGTCAGCATTTTTGATGATTGAAAGAGGCGATGTCACAAATTCTTCTTTTGGATTTGATGTATTAGATGAAAGATGGAATGTTTCAGATAATGCAGATGAACCAGTAATTAGAGAAGTTTTAGAAACAAGATTGTATGAAGTATCTCCTACAGCTTTTCCAGCCTATCAAGATTCAACTGTGATGGCAGAGAGAAGCTTTAGAAACCTAGCTCATATGAGTGGTTTAGATTTGAACGAACTCATAGATGCTAATGAAAAAGGAGAATTGAAATCTCTACTTCAAAAAGAAGAAGAAACTGTTTTCAATGCTGATGCTAGGAAAAGAAGACTAGAACTACTCAAAAATTCACAATAAGTTTTTAGATTTAGAGGTCAGATTCGCTGATGAAGCAATTTGGCTTCGCCCACACGATAAGCGAGGAGTCGTTGATAAAACACTCCTCACAATCTCTAGGAGACAACAATGAGCAATCCAATAGTTGAAAAACTATATGAAGAGCGAAATACTCTATGGGAGCAAATGAAAGAATTGAATGACAGAGAAATCTCTGAAAATCGTTCTCTCGATTCTGCTGAAAAAGAGCAATGGGACAAGATGAATGACAGAATGTCTGAAATCGATTCCAGAGTTTCTGAATTAGCTTCTTTAGAAGAATCTAATAAAAAAGCAGAAGAAGCAAGGGCTATGTTTGAATCAAAGCCTGTTATCGAAGAAACCCCTGAAGTTGCTAAAACTGATGGACAAATCCTTCGTGCTTTTGCTAATGGAGAAGTTCGTTCTCACAACTTTGAAAAAAGAGACCTCACTAAATCTGGTGATGGTGGACTTGTTCCTCAATCTTTTTTCGACCAAATCATTGCAAAACTAGATGAAAATGCAGTAGTGCGTTCAGTCGCAACTGTTGTTTCAACTGGTTCAGGCGAAGATATCAAGATGCCTCAAGTCACAGCTTTATCCTCAGCTTCATTAATTGCTGAAGGTGGAGCAATTTCAGAATCTGACCCAACATCAGCTTCAGTGACATTAGGTGCGTATAAATATGCCTACTTAGTCCAAGTTAGCTCTGAGCTACTTGCTGATGAAGGTGTAGATATCGAAGCATTTCTTGCAAATGATGCTGGTAGAGCTTTAGGAAATGGTGCTGGTGCTGACTTTGCAACAGCTAATGGTTCATCAAAGCCAAATGGTATTATGAACGCTTCCTCAGCTGGAGTCACTTGTGCTTCTGCTACAGCAATCACTTCTGATGAAGTTATTGACTTGATGCACTCAGTCACAAGCCCATATAGAGTTAATTCTCAATTCATAATGAAAGATTCAACTCTCAAAGAAATCAGACAGCTAAAAGATAGCAATAACAACTATCTCTTTCAACAAGGTCTTCAATTCGGTATGCCTGACACTTTATTAGGTGTTCCAGTATTGACTGACCCAAATATTGAAGCTATTGCAACAGCTAAAAAAGTAATTAGCTATGGCGACCATAGCAAATACTATGTGCGTGAAGTCAATGGCATTCAAGTTGACAGAAGTGCTGACTATGCTTTCGCTAACGATTTAGTCACATTCAGATTCATATATAGAGCTGATGGAGACTTGTTAGATACAAATGCAATCAAGCATATGGTTATGGCTTAATCCTAACCAATTTCTATTAGGCAACTAATAGAGTCAATGTCCAGCAATGGACACTGACTGGAATACTTGGAGGGTGTTTCCACCTTCCTTCACTAACTCCTTCTGAGTGTTCCAGTGAGTCAATTGAGGAGATAAGTAATGAAAATCAAAATGCTCGTGGATATTGGTGGTCTATACAATGGCAAAGATATCCCTAAAAAAGGTGAAACTTGGGACACAGACAAAAATAATGCAGTTGACCTTATCAACAAAGGTTGGGCTGAAGCTATGAAGTCTGCTCCTAAGAAAACTGCCTCAGCTAAAGCTGGAAAAGAAAAAAGCTAATGCCCAAGCACTATATGGGCAAAAAGAAAAAGAAATCAAATTCTAAGAAATCTAGGAAGTAATTTATGATTGGCTATCAAGTAGCTCAAGGAACTGGTCACATATACAAAGACACTAGAGGTCGAATTGCAGTCACAGCTTTTGTTGATGGAACTGCAACAGATGCCTCAGGGTCTGTCACTTGCACTGTCACTGATGAAGGTGGAACTGTCATACTCAATGCAGTCACTGCAACCAATGATGGAACTGGTGTTTATTATGTTGATTTAGGTATTTCAAACACAACAGATGTGAACAAACTCTATGCTGTTTGGACTGGAACTTGGGAAACTGTATCACAGAAACTAAGAACAAATCACGAGATTCTTGGTTTCCCTATATTCACTGAAGCTCAAGCTAGAAGCTTTGATGTTTCACAACTTGCATCAGCTTCTGATTATTCAGATGCAGATATCTTGAATGAACGCCAAAACATAACAGAACTACTAGAACAATGGACTGGAGTTTCTTGGTCATCAAGATTCAATAGAGTTCAGTTGGCTGGAGAAGGAGATAGAATAATCTCCCCTCCTAGTTTTCATATAACAAAGGTTTTATCTGTTTCTGTATTAGGAGAATCTATTCCAACTAGCAATTTTGTTATTGATGGAAATGCAGGTTTCATTCATAGAACAGATGGTTTCTTTGAAAAACCAACAGCTGAGTTTCCACTTCCAGTAGTTATTGAATATGAGTATGGCTGGGACTATATCAGAAATGGTGTGGATAGAATTGGTCTCAAGTTATTGATTGATAGGATTGTTGCTTCGAATATTCCTGACAGGGCTACTTCGTTCAATGATGAATTAGGCAACATTGCACTTGTCACTCAAGGTGGTGGGTTCAAGAATCCTACAAGAATACCTGAAGTCAACCAATGGATTGATGAGAACAGTGAAAAAGTCTTTGGTATCTAATGGCAATCAATTCACAAATAAAGGTTCTAAGAGATAATCTCAAAACACAGTTATCAGCTAGAGCTGGACTAAGTGGAGTTGATGTATTCAAATTCCCACCAGCTGATGGAGCTCCTAAGACAGAATTTATATTCTTTGGAGATGCTTCTTCAAGTATGGACTTTGAGACTTTTGGAAAACAATATGCAGAAGATTTAGACCTCACTGTTTTCACTTATTGTTTGAAAGCTGGTGCAGGAGATACAGTAGCAGGTTCAGCTAGAGATAGAGCCTTGGAACTTGCTCAAGAAATTATAGATGAACTGGCAGATGATTCAACTATCAATGGAGCTGTTTTAGTTTCAAAAGTTAGAAATCTCACTGAAGAAAATGGTCTATCTGATGAAGGTAGATTCTG